TGTCCTGGTGTAATGACAGTACTTTTATTTCTAGAAAGTTTTGGATTGAGTGAAAATTTATTCTTATTTACTTTATCTATGTCAACTGGAATATTTTTAGTGATATTGTTCTTTGGAATTCTGGCTAATACTTTTAAAAAGACTTTGGTTGAAGATGAAAATTTTAAATTACATAAAATTTTAGCTTTGGTTGGGGCTATTCTTATGATTCTATTTGGTATATTCCAAATATTAATTTTGGGGGAATAAAATGAATTTAACTATTGAAAAGATTGAAGAGCAATTTAACTTATATCTTAAAGGAGAGAAAAAATTAGAAGCTATCAAAGAGTGGGCAAACAAATATGATGTTTATAAAGAAGAATTAGTTTTTTCTCCCAATGAAAATAAAAAAGAACTTTTAAAATGGATAAAAATTTTTAAAAATATTGAAATTGAAAAAACTCAAAAATCAGATATAGAAAAGTTATACAGAGAATTTCTAAATAATTTTAATAGAAATAAAAAAGAAATGTCTTTTAAATTTAAAAGCTTAGGTAATGAACTAGATAGTTCTACAAAAAATTCTCATTGGGATAGTTTTAGTATTTTTTTGAATTTAATAAAGTTTTTTTTGAAATAAAGAGGTAATTACATGAAAAATTTATTTTTATGTTCGTATTTTACAGGAGTAAAAGATATATTTAAAGATTTTATGAGTAATGATACTGAAGGAAAGAAAGTTTTATTTATCCCCACTGCTAATATAGATGAGGAAACTAAATTTTTAGTTGATGAAGCAAAAGAAGTATTTAAAAGTCTAGGAATGGAAGTAGAAAATTTAGAAATTTCAAAATTAGATGAAAAAACTATCAAGAATAAAATAGAGAAGGCTGATTATTTATATATTGGTGGAGGAAATACATTCTATTTACTACAAGAATTAAAAAGAAAAAATTTAATTGATTTTATAAAGAATAGAGTAAATTTTGGAATGACTTATATTGGAGAATCAGCAGGAGCAATAATTACTTCCAAAGATATAGAATATAATGATTTAATGGATGATAAAACTATTGCAAAGGATTTAAAAGAATATTCGGGATTAAATTTAGTTGATTTCTATATAGTTCCTCACTTAAATGAATTTCCCTTTGAAGAAAGTGCGAAGCAAACAGTTGAAAAATATAAGGATAATTTAAATATTATTGCAATAAATAATAGTCAAGCTATTATTTTAAAAGATGATAAATTTGAGATCAAATAAGTAATATTTTAAATATATTTTATCCTATCTAATTATAAAAATGAGTAGTTAAAACAACTTGGGATATTATTTTTGGAAAAATTTATAAAATAATATAAAAATATCTATGGAGGATAAAATGCAGAACAAGGAAAGTAATATAAGATTATTGTTATTAGGTAGAGCAGTATCTTTATTTGGTAGTACAGTATATTTAATAGTATTACCATTGTATATATTAAATCTTACTAATAATCTAAAAACAACAGGTATTTTCTTTGCAGCAGTTAATCTTCCAACAACTATTGTTTCTATTTTTATTGGAACAATAATTGAAAAATTTAATAAAAAAAATATTATTTTGATATGTGATTTTTTGACCTCTATTTTATATTTTATTCTATTTTTATATTTTAAAAATTTCAGTTCTTTAACTTTTTTATTTTTAATTTCATTGATTGTTAATATTACTTCAAAATTTTTTGAGATAGCTTCTAAGGTATTATTTTCAGAAATTAATACTCCTGAAACACTTGAAAAATATAATGGTTTACAAAGTTTTATAGAAAATACTATTATGATAATTGGACCAGTTATAGGAACTTATTTATTTGCTACATTTGATTTTAATTTAATTTTAATAATAGTTTCTTTAGGATATTTTTTATCTTTTTTGCAAGAACTATTTATAAGATATGAAAAAAAACTTAATTTATCAAAAGAAAAGTCAAGTTTCTTTAAAGAGTTTAAAGAAGGAATAAATTATATAAAAAATAATAAAATTATTTTAAATTTCTTTATATTAGTAATGTTTTTAAATTTTTTTATAGCAAATAATGATGAGATAATTAATCCTGGAATTTTAATCAAAAAATATGAAATATCTGAAAAATTATTTGGATTTTCAGCTACTTCATATGGAGTAGGAAGTGTGTTTGCAGGAATTTTTATTTATTATAATAAGAAATTTAGATTTCTAAAAAAGTTAAAATTATTATTTGTTTTAAATAGTTCTTTGATGTGCTTGTTAGGTTTATTATCTATAATATTATTTGAATATAACCACTATATATATTTTACAGTATTTATATTTTTTCAATTTTTAATTGGAATGATAACTACCTTTGTAAATGTTCCATTAATATCCTCGTTTCAAAAGAATGTTGAGATTGAATATCAAAGTCGCTTTTTCTCATTATTATCATTCTTTTCTGGAGGGTTGATTCCTTTGGGAGTTTTATATGCAGGCTATCTATCATCATATATTGGTGCAGATATCACTTATATAATTAATAATATAGCTATTATAGTTACAGTGTTTTTAGTTTTTAGAAAAAATAAAAATATCTATAAAACATAAAAATTTGATAGTAAAAATTTTATTTTATTAATAATATTTGTAATAACAAGAAAAATTTTTTTATGATTTTTAAAATATTTTTTAATAAAAAATCTATATATACCAATATAATTTTATGAAATAATAAAATCAAGAAAAATACTTTAATAAAAATTTTATTAAAAAATCAAAAAAGTTGTTGACAAAATAATTAAATAATGTTATATTTATCTTGTATCGTTTCCTTAATTATAGTTTAATTTCTACAAAAAAGCCCGAACTTGAAAAAAGTTGAGGGCTTTTTTGTTGGGGAAGGGTATTTTTGTTTGCACTTTGTTTGCACCAAATTAATTCTAATTTAGATTAATTCATATATAACATATGTTAGATAATACTTTTTAAAATTTATAAAAAAAAGCAGGAAATTAATCCTGCTCTTTTTTATTATATTCTTTTTCTAGTTCTAGCATATCCTCGAAACTTATTGTTTCTGAAAGTTCTGCATAGTTGCTAAAATCTTCTCTTACTGCTTTATCCCCACAGTCTATAGATCCTTTAAATCCTTCTTCTAGCATTTCTTCGCTTACCTTTCTCCATTCTGCATATAATTTTTTTAGTTCTTTCATTTTTAAATCCTCCATTTCTAATATCATTTTTTTTAGTTCTTTTAATTCTTTAAAACTTGCCATTTCCTTTATAAAAACTTTAGCTCGACTTTTATAAGTGCTGTGCTTTGTATTCTTTTTTCCTTCTTCTGTAGCTCTATATCTCTTATTAGCTTCATTCTGCTGCTCCTGGGTTTTATAACCCTTTCTTTTTTTTTCTTCCATTTTATCCTCCTTATGTTTGGAGGGGCTTTTTACCCCTCTATTATAATATAATTATCGTATAAACAACTAAATTCATTATTGTTATAAACTCTAAACATTTTATTATTTTGATTATACATTCTGATTAAATGTTCTCTATATTCTCCAGTTACTGTAAATGGTGTTTTTACTTGAGAGCAGTACCCACTATCTAAGTGAGTACATATTATTTTTAACGCCTTATTTTCTAACGCTTTTAAAATTGCTCTTCTTGTTACTTTCATTTTTCATCACTCCTTGATTTATTATTTAAGAAGTGATATAATTTAAGTAGCTGAAGCTAAGATCATATCATTCTTAGTTTACCCCTCTGGGAGAGGGGGATAAATTACTTATCTTTTTTAGTAATTGTAATCGAGAACTGCCAAGAACCAATTACAATTATAAATTTGATTTTCATTTTATCACCTCCTTCCTTCGAGGTACTTCTATAATATCATACTTGTACAAGTATGTCAACACTTTTTTTAATATTTTTTATTTTTTTCAATTATCGATAAAATCTATATTTTAAGCAATAAAAAAAGACGGGGTAGTATAAAATCTACCCCATTATTTTATGATTTTTTTAATCTCCTCCATATCTTTTTTTAATTCTGATTGATCCTTTTGCATTGCTTCCAACTGATCTACTATCTTCTGCATAGTAGTCCTATAAATTTCAAATGTCTTACTATCTTTCCATAGGAAATACAGTAAAATAGCACCTACTACACCATATTCTAGTAAAGTTTTTTCCATAATATCACCTAATCCCTAATACTTTATACCAATGCTTATAATATTCCTTAGCCTCCTTAGTATGATCTACTATAGCCCTATCTTTATAGCCTTCATTTAATAATTTAGGTTTCCATGAAGTTTCTCCAAAACATCTTACAGCGGTATAGAATCTTCTTACCGTCCTGTTATCTACTCCTGTTTCTTGCATAATATGTCTAAATATTTTATCTGATAAGGTACGATTAATACCTGTATTGTTATAACAACTGTATAAAAAATCATGCACGACAGCAGCATTAATATATTTGCCATAAGGATTATACAACCATTGTAAAGAATGAGGCACTGATGCCCCATCTGTTACAAATCCTTTGAAAACTTTTATATCATACCCATTAATGCTATAAATATAATCTTGCATTAAAACTGCTTTCCCATTTGAAATTGGTTCCAGGATCAATTTAGTTTTCTCCATCTTCCTCATTTCCTTTTATATCCACTTTTCTTCCTGTTCCAAATACATTAGAAAACTTTTGTAGTGTTTTTTCTATGATATCTACCATTCTTTTTCTACTTAAAAATTTTCTAATTATAACTCTTGCTATAAATGGTAGGCTATTTGTTCTTTCTATTATAAATGTTACAGCTCCATCTAGCTTTTTAAGATTATCTCCATAATTAAAAGATGTTTCTGCATACACCACTGCATTATCAAATATTTGCACATACTTCTTTCTGTTATAAACCATATAAGCAACTATTCCAGCAGCTAATGCCATCCAACACCATTGTTCCCAAGTAAAACTCATAAAAATTGCATACACTTTAAAAAACATACCATAAATAAAATTTTTCATAATTAAAACCTCCTATTCTACATCAAATTTTTTATTTTCCCATTTTTTATAAGCATCCAAATATAATTCTTTCTTATCCCCATTATAGGTTAATTCATAATACATTCCATCACTTACATTTGTAGATAATAATGCTTTTGCATTTTGTAGAGTTTTACAATACCAAACAACAAACACATCATCTTTTGTTATCTTTGTATTATCTGTTTTCTCTACTCTCTCATTAAAATACTCAACCACTTTTTCCTTACATAAATCTTGAAAATTACTAAAATCCATAATTACTACCTCCTAAAATTTTTATAATAATTTTGTCTGGCCAGACTGTTTATTATTTAAAAGCTACCTTATCTGCTCCTTTGATTTGCCAATGTGGAGCATCCTTAAATGATTTCCAACAATTTCCACCCCACTCAATACCATATTTTTCTAAAAGTCCCTTCTCTTTTGCAACATTATAAATATCTTGATAGTAATGAAAATCTTTCCAACTTCCTTTGTAAACTGTTTTTTCAACTTCTTTTTCTATTTCTTTTCCATTTTCCTTAACTTTTACCTTAACTTTTTCTTTTATAAGAACTCCAATATCTACGGCATATCCAAAACCATCAAACTTGATCTGATGATTAGATTTTTGTTTATACCCATCTACTTTTGTTACTTTTATTCCAGGTAATGTTCTACCTTTTTGATATTCTAAATTTTGCTCTGCTGCAGTTCTAACTCCTGCTGTAATCTTAAAGTCCCAAGGGCTTACTAAGATTAATTCTTTAAAAAAATTAACCAGGTTTATATGGACACCATTTAATTTTTCTAAGCTTTTTTGTGATAAAACAAACATACTTATCAACTCCTTTATTTCTTTATATAAAAATTATTAAACCGACCTCGTAATTTGCCATTTAAAGCCATCAAAAAAAGGTAGCCATATAAAACTACCTTTAATTGATTTAACTCTTTTATTCCCACTTAATAGCTTCTAATTCATTTACTGTTTTAGCTATTGAAATTTTAAGAGTTATTGCTGTATATTTTTCTTGTGCAGCTGTTCCTCTTAATATCCACATCAAATAAATATTATTTATATCAGTA